GACGAAACATTGCTGATACAGCTTCAAGTTGATGTGGTCGTAGTTGCATAAAATCCTCTGTATGTATCCATTATACAAGAAAGGGGCTGCATAGCAACCCCCTTGTGACAGTTTTTCAACTGGTTATTCCGAATCTGTTATCGGATTTTTTCCTAACTTTTGATTATCTTCTTTCGTTTGCAACTTTAAGTTATCTTGTGTAGTAGAACCACCATCTGCCCATGGCTCATCATGGCCACCTTGAATCTTATCAGGATTAAGAAGATCATCAAACTCAATGGGTTTTCCTTCTGGTGTTGTAAAATCTTGTTCCCAAGCAGCAACTAACTTTTGTTCCTTTGTAAATGTTCTTTGTGAATCTCTTACCACAGAAAAGAACTGATCATAATCAAACTTAACTGATTTGTTAGTAGGATAGTAATCTCTCGTAGTTGATTTTTTCTCTCCTAACTGATACTCTCCACCACCTTCAAGTAAGATACGGCGAATGCTATTGTACTTAGCCTCTCTTGATCTTAGTAGTTCCTGATATGTGACAAACTTACCGTCACTTGTTGGGTGAAGCTTTTTATCATTAAGAAGTAAAGCATGAATTCTACTAAACTCAGTGAAGAATCCTTCTTTATCTTGTAAAAATCTTCCTTGATCCTCCATCTGTTTGATAATGCAAACCATATCAATAATGGAATTTTTGTTCGGTATAATACCAACGTAAGGTTTAAGTGACTTTGCGAACTTATTAAAGAAACCAACGAAAGTAAATACACTTTCATTAATAGTTGATTTCTCATCATATGCTGACCAAAGAGTTTTGTCAGTTATCTTGTAATCATGTCCATACTGCCATAGTAAACATAGACCAGCGAGAAAATCATCAGCCTTTCTTCTTCCCGCCTCTTTCTCACTAATATATTGTGGACATAAGAGACTCATGTGATCAGTTGTTAATTCTCTAATCTCTTCCGAAAAAGGCGATAGAACAGCATTACGTTTTTCGGGGCCATTTAAACTGATACCCTGATTCATTCTGATGAACTGTTCAGATAATTGTTTGCGAGTCGCCTTCAATATGACTTCTAATGTTACCTGAGCGTTTAGAAATGCAAATTTAAGAACGTCATCAAGTTTCTCGTAGGTGTCATTAACTCCCTCTTCAACTGTAATTGATTGACCATTAACTAAGTAAATGCCTGGTTCAATACCAAACTCATTGTTTATGAATTTTCTGATTGTATTGATTCTGTTATTTGAATCAATGTTCAAATAATCTACTTGTTCACCAACCCACCACTGGTAGTAATCTTGATCTTTTCGATTTTGTGATGCCTCTAAACAAGCCGCAGTTGCAGCAAATATAAATTTTGATGGCGCCATGCCAATTATTAATGAAGTGATATAACTCTGCATATCCTCCAATGACCATCTTGTCCTTGATTGATAACTTAGATCGGCCTCTACTTTTTCTCCTGTAATCAGTTGTATAAGACGGTTTACAGTTGACATTTTAGTCGCACTGATTAATGAAGCATAAGTTTTGATAAATGCTTTTTTCTTTGTCTTTGACTTTGCACGCCTTTGAGCTCTGTTGCCTCCTTTTTTGGTAGGACTTACTTTAGTTGTTGTCATAATAAGTGTGAATATACGAATATCCATATAGGGTTTTCAGGCCACTAGTCTGGTTTTTCGGTTGACTTTTATAATGTAACATAGATTATGTTACTTGGCAAGAGTTTATATAATTTATTCTTCTCTTCCTTTCTCCTCTACTCTTCTAAGAAACTCATCATCAGGCGTAAAAACAACTGGGCCTTCTGATATTCTCTCCTCAAGTTCATCTAGTAAAGGATCTTTTTGGTTATTTGATTCTTTGGAGTTCATAAAAAAAAACGAAACTAAGCCTATTATAGACTTAATCTCGTAGTTGGTCAAGTTCGGGTGGACAGTTATTTAAGTGTAATATATTATTTGATTAGATTGTCAATTTAACTCGGTTTTGTTGGCCAAGTAATATTAAATGGATCGGATTGTGTTGTTATATCTCTCAAAGCTTGCCGATAGGTTTTCCAATCATCTGACAAGGTAAGATCACTACTTGCTCTCCAATCTGTATCTTGCAACTTAAGATCTCTTTCGCTTCTTACATTTACCCATTGTTGATTTGTAAGATCAGTTTGTTCATCTGAAGTTGTGGATTCTACCTTTACAGTATATACCTTACCACTATCAACATAAGCATCTACTGTAGTTAACTTTTGTGTTGGTCTTGTATAGGTAAGAGTCTGTACAAGTTCAACAACATTATTTTCTGTTAAAAAATCTGCATTAGGGCCAGCAACACTAAAACTTGTATTAGGAAATAGTTTTTGGATAGTACCAGTGTTTTTTACAGTAGTACCATCAATAATTGCGTATTTCATTAAGTTGTCTCCAATTCGTTAATTTGGTCTATAATTACATCACGGATGATAATTGATTTTAATTGTTCAGTTATATGATTTTTAACCTCAGTGGTTAATCTATCACGAAACTCAATTAAGTCAGGATTATCTGCATATTGAGTATTAATTTTATCGATAGCGCGTGTGTAATTATCTATGTTAATTTGATAATTTAGAATCTCATCATTGCGAGGTTTAAGAGCTTCTTGAAGAATTTGAAGTTTGTTCATAACAGATGTTAATAAAATTAAGCAGCAGGACTAAAGGCAACTCCCCTAACAGAGTTTGGCGGCATGGTTGAGGGATCTGCGTACTTAGTACCAAATCCTGAGCCTGAAGTCCAAGGATACACAGTAATAACTGGGTTACTATCATTTCCTATGGCTATGTTTGCTCCGTCAGGACTAAAGTCAACTGACCATCCATTGTACGTTACGGTTGAAGGATCTGAATACTTAGTCCCAAAACCTGAATTCCAAGGATATACAGTAACTTGAGGAGTGTTATCACGTCCTAAGGCTATATCTGATCCATCAGGACTGAAGGCAACACCAGCGCCATCATATCCTGGCAAGGTTGAGGGATCTGAGTACTTAGCACCAAATCCTGAGCCTGAAGTCCAAGAATACGCACTAATGAAAGGAGAATTATAATGTCCCATGGCTATATCTGATCCATCAGGACTAAAGGCAACTCCCCTAGTCCTGCCTGGTGGTAAGGTTGAAGGATTTGAATACCTAGTACCAATACCTGTATTGAAATCAAAAGGATACACATTAATGTAAGGATGATAAACGCTTCCTACGGCCACGGCTGTTCCATCAGGACTCCAGGCAATACCAAATCCACTGGACGGCAAGCTTGAAGGATCTGAATATTTAGTGCCAAAACCTGAAGACGACCACTTATATACAACAAGTCCGTAACTATTATACTGTGCTACTCCTAAGGCTGTTCCAGCAGGATTAAAGGAAATACCGAGGCAATTTCCTATTGGTGTGGTTGTGGGATCTGCGTACTTAGAACCAAATCCTGAGCCTATAGTCCAAGAATAAGCACTAACATAAGGAGAATTAACGTGTGCTATGGCTAAAGTTGTTCCATCAGGACTAAAGTCAACATCAATGCCACTGCCTGCTATCAAGGTTGAGGGGTCTGAGTACTTAGAAACAAAACCTGAAGAGAACTTATATACAGTAATGAAAGGAGAATCATAATGTGCTGTGGCTAAGTCAATAGCACTATCACCAGCAGCAGCACGAAGATGGTGTGATCTCATCCTAAATCTCCAATAGTTGCACCATATAATGTGCTTCCTACTTTAAATAATTCTATCGCTGTGGGTGTTGCACCTCCTAAAGTAGGAGCAGACCCACCCTTCCATGTCATTGTCGGCCAAGTCAAAGTATAACTTGATCCAGTTGATGTAACTATAAGAAGCATTGATTGACCAGTGGTTAAACTATCAGTTGCAGTTCTATTTGCTCCGAGTGTCCATGTTTGAACCATTCCATTATCAGGATCTAAAGCAACAGATGATGCATCAGTGATAGCAAATACAGTTTCAGTTATTGAATCTTCAACATTAACTGGATTTCTAAATGTTGCAATACCAGCAACATCTAATATGCCTGTTCTTACGTTTGCAGTATTAATACCAGTAGTATTAGAAATATCACCGACAAAACTCGTAGCAGTGACGATGCCCGTAAAAAATCCGTCTCCATCAGAACTTAAGGTGATACCACTTCCAACTTTAATGCCAGATCTCGCAGTAATAAGGCCAACCGAGTCAACATTGGTTACATCCTCATAGGTTAATGTTCCGCCAATTGATACATTACCAGCAGCAGTTACAGTATTGACTGATATATCATCTGATGATGTTAATACGACACTACCCTGTCTCCCATAAAATGCGGTCACGCCTGGTGGTGTTGATGCACCAGCGAGTCCGATATGTCTCACCTGTATCACGACGCCAGCATCAGGAGCAGTCGTAAATACCAACTGTGATCCAGCAGCACTATAAGATCTCGTTGCTGTTGATGAATGTGGATATTGAACTACACCATCAAGAGTGACTATAACATCATTACTCGTAGGTGGTACTTGTGATAAATTAAACGTTGTTGAACTTCCATCACCAGTAAATTCATCAATTACATTATTTTCAGTTTCAAAAACTCTGGCATGTTCTCCAATAAATGTACCAAAGACCTTATCTGTAGCTACGAGTGCTGTGCTGAATACAATTGTGGAGTCTGATTCAATACTATAATCAACAGCTGGATTTTGTATTACACCATTCACTGATAAACTCAATTGTGCAGAGCGAGTTATCTTTGATTTTGTTCCATTAGTATGAGTTGCTTTGAATTTTGTATTTGTTCCATCAAACTTAACATTTAACGTATGAGATGAACCAACACCAAGACCTGTTAAATTAATCGCAGTTCCGCTTGATGCGTCTGATGCAGTGTTTGCTAGTTTAATTGTGGTTTGATCTTCTTTGATTATAAAATAAAAAGATCCATCCGTTAATCCTGTGATAGCCGTTCCACCACCATCCGAATATGTTACTTTCTGTCCTGTTATAAATCGATGTTGTCCAACTGAAAGTGTATCATTAGCAACAGATACAACATCGGAACTGGATGCATCAAAAGTTAAAGTAAATGTCGAAATATCGTCAAGAACTTTAAAAGTATTTGTTGAGTCACCGACTACAGGTTGATTACCGAGATACGCCATTTATCTTTTTAGTTATTTATATTATATGTTCATAAGTTTAACTTACAAAAGTTTTTACCACGTTTGTAGTTGGAGTTGCGCTAGTGTATGATCCTGTTCCACTTGACCACGGGGGATTTGAGTGATCTGTGTAAGGAGTGAAATTGATAACGGATGCTTCTGTTTCATTCGATTCAGTGAACGAGCTAGCCGCATAAGTAAAATCTCCATGTGTACCAGTTAATGATCCATCAACAGGAAGTTTAAAAACTATGGTCTCTCTAATGTTATAACCATAACCGAACTGGTTTTGGGGTGAGTTTGATTGAAAAGTAAGATAGTAAGATCCATCATTATCAACTTCTATTCCATTTCCAAAATTATATTCATAACCCGCCCCACCAAGTTCACGTTGCCATTGAAGAGTTCCTGAAGAGTTCCATTTAGCAATTATCAACTTTTGACCAGCTTCGGTTCCTTGATTATCCATGCCCAACCCATAAGCATTACCCGAACTATCCACCGCCACTCCACCTGAAATAGCACTTGCTGTTCCACCTATTCTTCGCGCCCATTGAAAAACTCCATTGGCTGCAAATTTGGCAACAACCATTTCAGTTAAGTTTTTAGATGAAGAATATAGAGTAGTACCGATAAAGAAATCGCCAGAGTGTCCTGGCGCCACTCTTATTTGAATATTACGACTTGAACCACCAGGCCCTCCATCACTACTTGGTGTACCATATGCATACGCATTTAAACGACTACCATTGTGATCATATTTCACAATACCGTAAGAATTCCCGCTCATGCTACCACCAGAGGGTGTTCCATAGAACATATAACCTATATAAACGTTGTTATAAGCGTGTTCAAATCTCACATCTGGCCCAAAACCAGCTGCTGAAGATAAAGGCATCAGCCTTCTGTGCCATTGAAAAGTTCCAGAACTATCATATTTTACTAAGAACGTACCCTGACCATAAGATTCTACACCAATATAAACATTACCTGAAGTATCTACATCAACCCCAAAACCTGTGTCTTGATAAGAAGAATTATCATATTTGCGTTGCCATTGAAGAGTTCCTGAAGAATTGTATTTAACAAGCACAGCTGCATATGCACCAGTGTATATATCAACTCCAACACCATAAACATTACCTGAAATGTCTACTGCTACTGCATTCATCTCTTTAAAACTAAGTTCTCTTGACCATTGATGAACTCCCTTATTATCAAACTTAACAATGAATCCAGTCTGGTAATAACTACCAGAAATATAAACATTACCCGAAGAGTCTATAGCTGCACACTGATGAGTCTCATCATAAACGCCGTTATAGGTAGTATCCAGAGTATTAACCTTCAAATACCAAAAATTTCCCTGCGGCTTAGTGCCAATTAATGACCCCGCTCCACCTAATCCAGATACTCCTAAAAATGGTGACATGATTATGCGTAATTAACAAGATTTGAAAGAACAACGTATGTTGCATCGGCAGTTTTTATAATATTATGATTATAAACATCATACCCACTATCACCGCCTGCTGATGGAGTAGAAGCACCCAACCATTCCTCTGTGACTGCACTACCATCAATTGTCAATTGTGCTGAGTATCCCGCTGCAGCAGCAGTCACAATTATCACTACAGTGACCGCTTCTCCAATACCCATCTTAGAATTTAATGAGGTTGATCCATCAATTCTTATATTTGGTGTGGATGTGGTTGTCTCTGTGGTTGTGAAGAGATGAACCATTCCATTTGAAAGATCTATATTTGTATTATCACTTAACTTACCAGCAGTTATATTAACACCCTCCCTTAAAAGACTTGAAAAATCTACACCTGATCTCGCAGTTATAATACCAACTGAATCTACATTGGTTACGTCTTCATAGGTTAACGTGCCACCAATTGAAATATTACCAGAGGCGCTAATATCTACGACATTAACAATATTGTTGCCCTGCAAATTTAAATTATCAGTGGATGATAATTCTTCGATCTGTCGTGTGCTTGAATTTGCTATGAGTGGAAATCTATCTGCCATGTTATTTTATACCTCTCTGTATTTATTATAGATCAATAGCAACATCACTGCCAGCTCTATTGACCACATTAAAAGATGAACCAGACACACTAAAAGTAACCGCTGCTCCAGATCTTACACCTAAAGTTAATGTAGGAGCACCACCTAAAACAGTGCCATCTGACTTTATAAAGCTCGTCGCAGTGATAATTCCAATTTTGACATTTGTGGTGGTTTTTATACCTACCCCTGCAAGTTTAGTAATTGACATTTATCTTTTTTAGTTATTTATTATAAGTGTGAGATTTAATATTAGTCAAAGTAAGTAAGCTCACTGAAAGTGGGATTAAAAGCGGTATCTCCATACGCTGAGGTGTGAGCACTTTCAGAAAAAGATGTGGTGGTCTCAGTTGGCCCAACTGAAGTGCTGCTAGAAACAGAGATATTTGAGAAAACACCTCTAGGTGAGTCGAGATAAGAAGATGCAGCGTAAGTAAAATCTCCGTAAGTGCCTGTTAATGATCCATCAACAGGAAGTTTAACAATCATACAATGTCTTGGAGTATTAGCACCACCAATTGGCGTGGTGGTTTGAACTGCGAAATAAAAACTACCTGAGTCATCGACCTTTATTGCAGGGCCACTTGTGAATTCGTTACCTGTCCCACTAAAAGTGCGTTGCCACTGAAGAACTCCCGAAGAGTTAAGTTTGAGAAGTATTACATTAAAACTGTCATTGTATCCTATCACATAACAATTACCTGAGCTATCTGTAGCTATTCCTCTAACATATTCTGCGTTTGATGTTGAACCTATGATTCGGCACCATTGTTCAGATCCCAGATAGTTGTACCTAGTAACCAAGATATCTTGACCACCACCATGAGCATCAGCACCATGAACAGATGCAGCGACAAAAACATCATTTCCGTATGTAGCACAGTCAAAATTTCTATAAGTCATAGTGCCTGCGCCGTTGTTGCCTCTTATTAATCTTGACCAAAAATGACCCCCACTGCTTTGAGTAATCACTCCAATGTAAATATTTCCACTTCCTGTTGGTTGATATGTTAAACCAGTAACATATACTCTATTTCCTCCACCTTCAGCATCCATACTATGTACAGTGTCAAGATAAGTGCCTGTTTGCAACCTTTTTTGCCACTGAAGAGTTCCTGAAGAATTCCATTTAGCAAAAAACATGGGATCGCCGCTTCCACCGTAATCCTCTTTACCACCGAGATAAACATTACTACCACCATCTATAGTTAGACAATAATTTGTATGATCATGACTGCCTGTAGTATTACCTAGTTGGCGTTCCCATTGTATAACTCCCGAAGAATTATATTTCATAACAAAAAACCAATATCCATAATGGTAAATACTTCCAGCAACATAAACATTATGAGAAGAATCTACTTCTATTCCATAAAATTCTATTGAGCTAGTATTATACTCTTTTCCCCATTGAAGAGCTCCCTTACTATTAAATTTTAAAACGAAACCCGCGCTAGTGTCTTTTTTACCACAAACATAAAGATTACCTGAAGAGTCCAACTGAATATCATAAGGTTGTGGATAACCGCCACCAGTTGGAAAAGTAAAATAAAAATGATTACCAACACCAGCACCACCAAGACCAAGTGAAGTAGCACCACCACCAAGACCAGTTAATGATAAAGGTTTTTCATATATTGAATTTCTTAGTGACATTTTAAATTATTATGATGATGTTTTACTTTGATTTGCAATCACAGTAAATGTTGCATTAGCAGTTTTAATAATTGTATAAGCGTGAATGTCAACTCCACTCGAACCACCGTCTGACGGTGCATCTCCTCCCACCCAATTTTCTGTAACTGAAGCACCATCGATTGTTAACTGTGCAGAGTAACCACCAGCAGCTGCAGTGGTGATAATCGTTACCGCTATAGACTCTCCAATTTGCATAACATCATTAAGAGTAACAGAACTACTAAATCTGATATTTGGAGTGGATGTGGTCGTTTCCTGTGTTGTAAAGTAGTGAACCATTCCATTTTCTAAATCAATATTTGTATTATCACTCAACTTACCAGCAGTTATATTAACACCCTCTCTTAATAAACCAGAAAGATCTATTCCACTCGCAGTCACTGATGTAACAGTGCCTACTCCAGTCACTGATGTTGCAGTTACGATGCCTGTATGAAATGCATTTCCATCAGGACTTAAAGTGATTCCTGATCCAACAAGAACGTTACCATTGAATGTAGAAACACCGACAGCAAACACATCTCCATCAGAACTTAAAGTTATGCCACTTCCAACTACAATTCCATTTCTTGCCGTGATAAGACCAACTGAATCTATATTAGTTACATCCTCGTAAGTTAATGTACCACCAACAGAAAGATTGTTCGTGACTGTAAGCACACCAACCGTAACATCCGTGCTGGTGTTTATAACTTGACCTGTAACTTTGGTGAGCGCCATTTATCTTTTTTAGTTATTTATTCGGAAACTACTTCGGATCCTGTAAATCCACCTTTTTTCCTTGACGCATCTATTATTGTTTCTTCAAAAGCATCGGTTTCAGAAGTAAAAGTTTTCTTTTTGGATATGTCATCAGACCAAACGTTCGTACCTGTCCAGTAGACTACTTTTCCAGATAATCCTTGTTTTTTAACGTAGTAAGCCATTTTTATTTTTTAGTTATTTATATTACATGTCCACGATTTTTATTATCATGGGTTGCCTGGGTTCCAACTTACTGTTGCAGTATTCATACCTCCATGATTTGCTACAGTTAAAGATGGAGTATCATCAGTGTATCCAGTCCAAGGATCGCTGATAACTGACATACTTCTAGACTGGAATGTAGGAAAACCTGCAGCATTATGTGTAAGGGGATCCTGATTGTAGTATGGGCCGCCAGAGGAAAATGAATACTTATAATTAGAATTCCCACTATCATAAACACCATTAATCAATTCTGGATCCAGTTTCCATATTGCAACATCGAAATCCGAACTTGGTGCAAGAAAATTTTTCCCTTCACCTAAAACATATATTCTTCCTCTGGAATCAGTATGCACTCCTCGAAGGTAGGCGTGACCTTGTGAACCACTCCATGTTGATCCTGTACTTTTATAAAATATTGAAGCCCGTGTATATTCGGTTCCTCCAGCACCAACACCAGTGCTGGTAGGAATTTGTACAATATGTCCTTGACCTGTAGAATTGCTAGCACCATGAAGATACGTATATGTTTGAAATAAATCACCACTATTAGATATGGATAATCCAGTGGTCGCAACAGTTCGAGCGTTATATCCAATTTTACGCGCCCAAGTAAGAGATCCACTATCAGACAACTTAACAATGAGTGATTGCGTATCGTTATAATGACTCCCATAGAGTCCTCCAAGATAGATATTACCTGAACTATCAGATACTACATTTTTAGTGCAATGATACCCGCTGCTGTAACTATATGATTCAGAGTTTATGGCCATATAATTGTATTGATCCCCAATACCTTTTGTCCATCTATGAGTTCCATCCAAATCATATCTAATAGCCATAAGGTCATTAGTATGGTTGTAACTCCCGAAGGATTCGTAATAGTTTGAAGCATCGCCAGACACAACAATTCCAGCTGAATAACTACTACTAGCAGGAACATATGTGATCGACTGTCCTTTTAAAAGTCCGCTAGATGGGGTGTTAAAATATATTTTTCTCGTCCACTGAAGACTTCCAGAACTATTATATTTTACAGTTACTACCTGAGATGTAACATTAGAATTCGCAGTAGACCAACCAGTAACGTAAACATTACCCGAAGGATCAGTTGTTACATCTCTAAAGTGTGTGGTGTTACCTGTAGAAAAACGTTTTTGCCACTGAAGAGTTCCAGACTCATTCCATTTTCCGATCCAACCACCACTACTATATGTTCCTATCATATACACATCAGTGCCACTGGTCGCTATGCTAGTTCGACCTTCACCGTAAACATCATGTACCCTACGTGTCCATTGATGAGCTCCATCATTATCAAATTTAACAAGATACGCAACGGAAGAGTTGGCACTAGTGGCTACAAAAATATTGCGAGAAGAATCTAAATCAATCGCAGAGCCAAAATCCATAAAATAGCCTGCACCACTATTATTATACTGTGCATACCAAGGATCTCCATCTGGTGGCAAACCACCCTGAAAGCCACCAGCAAGACTCGGCAGAGTTATGATAGGACTTTCTTTCTTATGATGATCTTTCATTATGCAAAGTTAGTAAAATTACCAAAAACTGAATAAGTATTTGCAGCGGTCTTTAAAATTGTCAGTGAATATAAATCTACTCCACTTCCAGTGGCAGCAGATGGTGTCGTTGCATTAGCATATTTAATAGTTTGAGCGGAACCATCAATTTGAAAAGCAGTCATATAATTTGATGCGTTATTATTTGCAGAATATATTGTCATTGTCGTAACCTTTCCAATACCTATCAAACTATCAAACGTGGTACTTGCGTCTCCTCTAAGATTAATCACAAAAGAACCACCAGCATTTGTTGATCCATTCCAAACCATTCCGTATGTAAGAGCATCGTGATTATGAGTGCCTGAAACGGCGCTGGTATCATTGTGAAATGCTTCTTGTAGAACGCCACCACCAAAACTAGCTGAAGAAGAACTAAATGTGATTCCTGATCCAACAAGAACATTTGATCTAAACGTTGCAATACCAGCAACATCTAGATTTCCTGTTCTTACGTTTGCAGTAACAGCAATACCAGTAAGTGCAGAACCATCACCAGCATAACTTGTAGCAGTAACAACTCCTGTAAAGAATCCATCACCATCAGAACTTAGAGTTATGCCACTTCCAACTACAATTCCATTTCTTGCCGTGATGAGACCAACCGAATCAATATTCGTTACATCCTCATAAGTTAGTGTACCAGCAACCGAAACATTACCACCAAAAGATCCATCACCGACAACACTTAATCCACTTATTGTAATCGTTTCTGTTGAACCAATACCAGCAGCATTGATTTTTGTAAATGACATCTTATGTGATCTCCATAATTGTTAGGGCAGCATCAACACTATCATTTGTGTCGCTATTTACGTTTATTTGATCATTCGTTTCAAGAACAACTTTATTTCCTCCCATAAATTCAAGGGATGAACCATGTGGAATTGGAGCATTTTTTAACAAATTAACATCCTCTTTCGTTGTTGATGTTCTTGAGACTGCAACACCCACATTAACACCAGATCCAGATGTATTTGCAAGGGTGATACCAATCACAACAGTCGTTGTTGAAGAGGGAGCAGTATATATTCCAACTGTGGTTACTCCCACATTAGCTTTTGTTTTTAATTTAAAGGTGTTTGCCATTGTTTGTTTATCCTAAAGCGATTGCGAGAGCGGTTGCATCAGCGGCGGTTGCGCCAGTTTCTAATGGAGATCCGTTCACAAGAAGTGAACCTGTGGTATTTATGTCACCGTCCACATCTAACGTAAATGCAGGGCCGACTGAATTAATACCAACTCTTGTTGTTGGTATTCCAATGACCTTGACCATTGTTCCAGCAAGACCCACATTCAATAGATTCGTGGTTGTCATACCAGAGACAAAGGAGTTTGATGCACTAGAAAATCCAATCGTTGCAATCCCTGATATGACTGAATTTCCTGAGATGGTTGCACTGTTAACGTTTAAATCACCACCACTGAAGGCTAGACTACCATTAACATCAACATCACCATTGAAATAAGCATTCCCAGTTACAGTCAATGCACCACCGACTGTTGATGCACCACTAACATTAATATCACTACTTAAAATTGCAGGGCCACCGATTGTTGTTGCACCACCGACATTTAAGTTTCCACCAACCTCCAGATCATTCTCAAATCTTGAATTATCTACAATCTTTGCACCACCTGTAACCGTGAGTGCAGCACCAACAGTCAAAGCTGCACCAACATTTAAGTCTTTTGTGATCGTTGCACCGATTGATACTGTCAAATCAGTTGCAGTCAATGACTGAACTGTTGAAAAACCTGTTGTAACGTTTAATGATGTGGCGTTTGCCTTTCCAAGTGTTGAGAATCCACTTACAACTGCATCAGTCGTGGTCATTGTGGTTACGCCAACCGCACCAGCAGTGACGATACCAACAAATTTACCCACAAAACTCTCGACTTGACTATCCGATAGTATTTTACCACGAACATCAAGAGTCGCAGTCGGCACTGTTGTGCCAATCGCGACTCGATTATTTGCAGAATCGACAAAGAGAGTATTAGTATCGACCTCTAAGCCGTTCTTGACTACAAAATTTTTATTTACTGCCATTGGGTTTCACTCTCCACCCTATTTTTTTAATTATTTAGTTTAATTAAATTGTTGAATAGTCATTTAAACAACATAACCTGTAAAACCCAATCCCATATATTGACCTCCCTGACTACATCCACCATTGAAGCCACCCCAATTTCCATTCGATAATAAAGGTCTAATCTGTGTATAACTACAGGCACAAGAATTGGTTCCACCAACTACAAAAGTTGGAGAGTTATTTCCACCTCTAACAAAATCGTATCCACCAGTTCCAGATCCACAATTCCAACCCAAATACCAATTATCAGTCGCACCAGTACCATAATTACTACCAGAAGCTAGAGCAGTTCGTAATCCATTAATATAATTAGCATCACTAATGTAGTATGTGCCATAAGCACTAAAACTCATTGTCATCTGTGTTACATTATTAGAGTTTTCAAAATTAGTAAGCCACTGCACATACGCTGCCGCTGGTGTACTGGTAGCTCCACTACCACTGAATAATCCATAGAAACTGTATGTGCCATATGTGCCTTGAGGAGCATCTCCATCACCAGCAGCTGCTAAAATCATTTGTTGAATAGTCATTATTCTAACCCAGCTCCAGCACCATAGACAATACTAGCACTAACAAATATAAACGTACATACTCCTCTTGCTTTTAACGTTAATGATGATTTAGTGCTCGTATCGTTAGCGAGATATGTGGTTATTGCACTACAGGTAATTGTTCGATCAGTGCCACTATTATTGATAATTGTAATAGCATCACCAGTTGAAAAAGTGCTGGCGGGAATTGTTACGTTATAAGGACAAGTAACATGTTTCCCTGCATCAGCAGCGACAAGTGTGTAAGTTGAAAGTTGAGAGTTTTGAGGAATACTTCTTACATTTCCTTTTGTATCACTAATATTTGAAGTTGCTGTAATATTTCCTGTAACATCAACACCGCCTAATGCATCAAGATTTCCAGTAAACGTAGAAACACCAACTGTGAATACGTCTCCATCAGGACTTAATGTGATTCCGCTTCCAACTACAATTCCATTTCTTGCGGTAATCAGTCCAACTGAATCAACATTTGTTACGTCTTCATAAGTTAGTGTTCCACCAATAGATACAGTTCCAGCGATTGATACATCACTACTAAAAGATGCTGTTGTTGCAATGATATTATCTCTGAACGTTGCAATACCAGCGACATCTAATATACCTGTTCTGACGTTTTCAGTTCCACCAATACCAGTGAGTGCAGAACCATCACCAGCAAAACTTGTAGCGGTAACAACACCAGCGACATTTAGAGTGCTGGCGTTTATATCAGCGGTATTTGCGATACCAGTTAACGCAGAACCATCACCAGCAAATGAGGTTGCACTGATAGTTCCACCATAATTACCAAAACTAGAGTTCAGTTTTGTAGCATCTATTGAACCACTAGTTATTTTATTTGCACTAACTGTTCCATCAACCAACGTTGATCCATTGATCGTTCCAGCTGAGGGTGTTCCAACATTGACACGAGAGCCCATTGCAAGAATGAACACTTCTGCTTCTATTGCTGGTGCGGTTGTAAAAGTAATTTGACTGTCATCAACTGTATATGCGATTCCAGATTCCTGTATCACACCAGCGAGTGATACTAAAAGAGCATTCGCAGCTCCTGGCGAATATGCTTGACCAGTCGCCTTTAAATCAAAAGTTGTTTGTGATCCATCAAACTGTGATTGTATGCTATCCAGTTTAATAAATTCGCCTTGTGTTAATTGTCTTCCTATGTACGCCATTGGGTTTCACTCTCCACCCTTTTCTTTATATTTATGTGATTATATGCTTGGATAAACGACTATATTTCCAACCATGCCACTATGACTTGTGCATTGATATACTAAAGTATTTGGTGCAGCAAATGGAACTTCAAATTTAACCACTCCAACTTGTGCTCCATTATTAGTTACTCCAGTGTTGTATGCGGATCCACCATTTGACACTCTAATCTGAAATGGATGACCACTTGCATTCACATTAAACTCATAAGTCTGTCCTCTTGCAAGATAAATTGTTGAGTTATCTGCTGTTCCATCAAGTCCACCAGGCCCTGTGAAACGATATGCAGATGCTCCACTATTGCTAACCGACCATCTTGATGTCACTGCATCTGATAGATCACCGACAAACTTGGTCGCAGTTGAGATACCAGTTACAAATGAATCTCCATCAGAACTAACCGTAACACCAGTTCCAACCTTGATCGAGGTTGCAGTTAGAATACCAACATTATATTTCTCGGTTCCAAGACCAACCGTATGACTTGCATTATCTACATGAACCAACTCATACCATGCAGCGGCGTGTGCGAAATATGCCTTACCAGCACCATGAACATGAGCAAATGCACCATGATATGTGGATGCAGATGGTAGATCTGAGTAATTATTATATAAGAATGGTATTACGTTATTCGTTGCAAGTCCGACAATCTGTTTTGCGTTTGTTGTGATACCAGTATTGAATATATCACCACTTGAACTAATTGTAACACCAGATCCAACCTTAATACCACCAATGAATATATCACCACTTGAACTAATTGTAACACCAGATCCAACATGCACGAAATTACCTACAGTAGCAATTCCTGTAATATTTACACCTGATTGAGAAATACGAAATGTTTCTATACTTGAACCACCCTGCAAATGGTTGAATTTGTGAGTGCTATATGAGGTTCCTCCAGAATAATAATTCATATCGGATCCATTACCACCCAAGAACATCAAATACGATCCACCATAAAAACTACCACTCCCAGTTTGTATCCTATCTTCAGATTCTAATTTATATGCAGTTATAACTCCAACAAAATCTGCGTTACCAGCTGGGGTAATCGTAACACCTGATCCAACTTTAAGGTTTCCAGCAAATGTAGAAACACCAGATACATTTATATCATCAAGTTCAGTATGACCATCGACATCTAAATTACCACCTACAGTTACGTTTGTACTGATGGCAACGTTGACCGCATTTATATTCAGATTATTTGGACTATCTATCTTAGGTGTTCCAGAAGAACCTATTAAGTTTAATTCGGTTATTCCAAAACCTACTTTATTTGCCATTTTTAAGCGTTTTTATATATTTAGGTATTAGTGATTGATACACCTGATATGGATACGCCACTAATAGAACGTACCGTATCGTTAGCAAAAGGATTATATAATACTCTGTCTGGAGCTCCTCTTAAATTTCCATTACCACGAACATTATATGAGGTATATACCTGATCAGCCCTATCATAAATATTAGTCCAACTCTGACTCCAGTATCCAGTATCATCTACACCACTGTAGGGATCAGATAATCCAATAGTCTTAGAACCAGTTGTCTTCAACCAATCTCGGATTACAGTTTGTGTTGCTCCACGATTTGATTGTAGATAGAGTGCGATAACAGAACAAGCATTTGGACAAGCAGAACTCGTGCCGTTAAACCATTTATCATAAAAACTTGAGTCATCTGATCTTTGAAAAATTTCATCACTTGCATAAGCAGCAGCCATTGTAAGTTCAGCTGGTGCCCAAACATCAATCATTGGCCCATTTGCAGAATACGCTACCTTTCTTACAGAGTATGCAGGGGAACCCTGTTTTTCATCGCTGGGTTCTACCGCACAATCTAATGCACCCACTCGAATTGATCCCTTATCCACATCATGATCACCAGAAAATCCCTGTTGAACTCCTCCAACACGATTTACATAATTTGTGGATGAACTATACCAATTTTCAAAATCAATATCATTCTTATCACATAATTTTTGATTAGTATTTCCAGCAGCTGTTACTACAATGCATCCTGATGCGATAGCATTTTCTGCTGCTGAACTAGTTGAAGAACTACCAGAATTATATTCCCCACCACCAGAATACCCTAACGTTAAAGGATTCCCATCTCCAATGTTTACAGTGAATTGCTTTAGATTTCGACAAGAACCCGCATTAGCTGAATAACTAGTTTCATAGCCAGCTCCCGTATATGTTAAAGTATTTCCTCTATAACCATGAGTATATGAGACGTTGTAAGAATAACCTGTAGAAGTTATAGAACCAAAACTATTATTAATGATCGTTGGATCTGGATCCGTTGAATTTATTTTTTTAGCATTATGCCATATCGTACAGGCGTTCAATGCAGTATTACTACTTATCACTCCACCACTATCAGTCAATGATATTCTAATATTCCAAATATTAGATTCAAATGCGAGTCCAAATGATTTACCACCAATCTGAGAAGCACAGCATGTTCCATGAGTGTCTAATATTGGATTTGATTCTCCACTAGAAGTTTTTGAAAATGCTTGTCCCACAGTATATGTTGAGGGTATTGAAACCGTTCCGAGAGATGAAAACTTTGCGGATCTCTTTGCAGTATTTTCCCACCATTCCTCAGCAGAAGTTGTCGCAATTCCTACACCAATGTTTACACCATCTAAAATTTTAGTGTACGTTACACCAATTCCAGTAAAATAATCAGGATCTACCTTAAAAGGGCCATCAAGTATTACATCCTTGACTCTAGTCATTCCCTGTTCATCTAAAAACTCTGGATGTAATGCACCAATACCACTATCAATCGTAACCGTATCTACATTTTTTCCTGTAAGAGAGTAGGACACATCGCTATCCACAGTATAAGTTGCTGCAATACCAACTCCCTGAAATGGCTTACTTGAGGGATTGTTAACAAATAAATGAGACCAGTTTGATCTTACTCCGTTTGTATGTTCAGTGGACTCTACACCGTAACCAGCTGGCAATAATGGTTTATTAAAAGCAACATTCTTCTTGTATCTCAATACACTTGAGGATTGTGGTTGCGGATACTTATCAGGATTTAATTCAACACTTTCGATCTTTTCATGTGTTCTTAAAAGATCGGCCTCTGCAACACTCATCTCATATATTGCAGTTCGCAATGAAAATTCCTGTTTGTTAGAGCAATCTATCTTTCGGTTAGGTATTCCATCTATGTCATTTTCATTAATGATATAGTTATGAATAGTTTCCCAATCTTCGGGTAAATTAACAACAACAATATACTCATCAATAGCATTAGGAGTATAATTTACTACAGGAGTATCCGAGGATACTCCAACTATTATTACATCCATTTTTTAAGTCACCTCTCTCTTAAGTCTGTACGTTGTTGATCCACTGACACCTGTTTCTGGTGTCGCTCTGAGTAGAAGATTACTACCAGATATTGTAGCATCTAATTGAACTAACAATTCATTACTATACATGATTCCATATTGAGTTGAAGTTACTGTTGTTCCATCTCTCATTACTAATAATTTTTGAGATTGATAATCAGATCCATTCTTAACAAATACAGTGTATTCAAATGCGAGTTCCGCTGCATCATAAGCGTAAGTCTCTAATGTGGATGGGGAACCAGCAGTCGCAGTGAATGTTCCCGAAGAAACTGTTCCTCCACTACCTGATGCAGTAACAGTTACAATACCAGCGGAAATTGCAGATACATCTAAGTTTGTTGAGAAGTTAATTGTTCCAGCAGTGCCGATATTAGATCCATCGTGTTGAATGATAACACCAGATCCAGAACCAACAACATTTGTTAATCCTGAACCATCACCACTGAATGATGTAGCGGTAACAATACCAGTAACATCAATTCCAGATTCACCTGTAGTAACAGCAGAGCCAACGATCATGTGATCGAGAGTTGCACTTGTTGCCGCAAGATCACCTGTATTTGCATTGAATGTTAGATTAGTTCCCGTCTTCGGCGATTGAGCACCTGTAGGATCATTAACAAAGACTAAGTTACAAGTTGTATCCGATGATTCGTCAGCAACAGTGATATTTGTTGATGTTGATGCAGTGGTGGCAGTTATGGCGTTTCCACTAAATGTGGTTGCAGTTACAACACCTGTATAGAAAGCATTTGATGAAGTAATGAATCCAACTGTTGCGATTCCCGATACATTTAGATTTCGACCATTCACCTCATCATATGTGATGTCACCATTGACATTTAAACCACCAACCGTTGCAATACCAGTTGTGAATAGATCACCGTCTGGGCTAAGAGTAACACCAGATCCGATTAGAACATTGTCTCTAAATGTCGCAATACCAGCAACATCCAAGATACCTGTTCTTACATTATCAGTTCCAGCAGCACCAACAATTGTTGAGATACCAGCAGAGAACTGAACTGTGAGATTATCACCAAAATTAACAGTCGCAGCAGTTCCAACTGCACTTCCACTATCAAAGATTGAAATACCAGATCCAATTCCGATTACACCAGTTAATCCAGAACCATCTCCAACAAATTCAGTCGCAGTTACGAAACCAGCATTGATGTTACCATATGATGTTGCAGTTAATACGCCAGAAATATGAACATCACCGATAACATCGAGGCCTCCATTTGGATTTGTGGTGCCAATACCAATCTTGTCTGCACTTACAACAACTGAATCCTCATCTCTTGATACAAGACCGAACTTTCTCCAAGTATTTTGTGTAGTGTAAACCCAACCAGCATATCCAGATTCGGATGGTTTGGTGGTGAGAACCACATCTCCAGCAGCACCGCCAACTGATGGTGTTGCAATTCCAACCGTAATCTTTCTAGCAACTTTACCATCACCCTGTAATTGTAATGATACAGCTTCAATACCGTCAACAGATGTGGATGTTAATTTATTGGTAAAGATTGAAGGGCCATTGAATTCAGATAATACATCTTTATTTGCACCACCAGTAATTTTAAGAGCATCAGTTTCTGTCTTATCAACATCATGACCCTCACCTGTGACAGTTGTGATTGGAGCATCAAAGATTTCCTCCTCACCAGTTGTTCCCTTGATAACCTTGTTACCAATGAAATATTCACCAACATCATTCAATCCAGTATAGAAGTTTTGTCCTCCACCTCTCTTCTGTGTCTGACCTAACTTACGATCCTCTGTGGATAGAACCTTTGTCTGTTTCTCTGGTAAAGCAACAGAATAGTTACCCTGACCAAATCCAACATACTCAAATGTCTGGTTCGCAGCACGTATCAGTGAGTTTCTTCTTGATTCAACAGGAACTACACGAACTTTCTTAATCTGTGTTCCTGATACATGGTTTGTTGATTTCGTTCCAAACACACCTCTAAATACAGAGTTGATAGATGAGTTCTTGATTCTCATCATCTCATCATTGACCATGATGTAGTCACCAATGTTCAATCCACTTGTGGTTGCATCTGAAATACTAATTGATGATGATGTGGATGTAATACCAGCAGAGAGTGTTGTGGTGATTCCAACAAAGAAGCTAGACATTCTGCTTCCGATCTTCTCATCATCGGCACTAATTGCACCATCAGCAGATGAATATCCGCCAGGGAATCCAAAGATTGTTCCAGATAAAGTTGGTGCGGATACAGTTGATACACCAAGATTCACTGTAAATGTAGTGAGTCCTACGTTTTCTTGTACAACAAAAACACCATTATATACTGTCTGACCAGCACCAGCGAGTTTAACTTTTGATCCAGCAAGTAATCCGTGTGCAGTGTTACCAGAACCAACCGTTGCAATACCTGTGGTAATGTCATAGGAAATGCTCTCAACATTGATTGCAGGGCCTATAAACGACATTGTTGCGTCCGATACTGCAGCACCGACTGTGATGTTATTACTACTTCCTCCAAGTGATCTACCAAAGTCAATAACCTCTGTGGATGCAAAGGATACGGATTTTGGACTTGGTGTATCTGTAACTCTAAATGTATTGTTGAGTTTTAAGTTTGTGTCAGATCGAATACCAGTAATTTGTACAACTTGATCAACAGCACTATAGACATCTGTGACCGTTAAAATACCAACAACGTGTCCAGCAGAGGTTGTAACACCGATAACCTGAACAGAATTACCGATACCATATGCACCACCACCATTTACAATCGTGACTCCTGTAATTGTACCAGCAGCAGAAACGGTCACATTCGCAGTTGCACCACCACTCGCTGTACTACCCACTCCAACACCAACAAGTTTTGCACCAAATAGAGTTGTAGCAGATCCTTCACCATATCCAGCACCAGCAGACTGAATACCAACAGAAAGTATTGAATTTAAATTATGTTCAACAGATAAAAATGCAGTGTGAGCAAGACCAGCACCATTATCAGATACAACACTCGTAATTCCAACACTGATGCCATTTTGGAATAAGAATTTATTTTGAGTATCCTTCGTGATACTATCTTTTAAATCACTTGATGCAACTTTACCAATTGTTTTTGATACTGCGTGGCTGATCGCTGCATTAGGATCAGAGGTTGGATTATCTCGATCAACCTGTGGATATAGATCCTTAACTGGCTGACTAAATTTATAGTTTGTAAATGGTGATACCGTTGGTCTCACATCATAGTGTAGACATGTCAAATGATAGACACCATCTTGTTCTCCCGTAATATGTTCCTTAACTTCTTCGGATTCATAAATGTAGAAACTCTGTGCATATTCATTCTTTGAGAAGTTTGGTAGATTATCTACGGTTCTTGTTTGAGAATCGAGAGTTGATGTGCCTGGATTTGATTCAAGTGAATATTGGAATCCTCGAGCACTCGTAATACCTATGACTGAGAATCTTCCATTAAATCCAGAGCTACCAATACCAGTTGCGTTATTATCAGATGTAACTTTATTAATATTAACTACGGAACCAACAGTTAAGTTATGTGGTTCTTCTGACATCAATGTTGCAACATTGTTTGATGACTCCCAACTTGCCTCGTTAATAAAGTGGAAGTTTCTTTGATCGTCAATATTAGTTAACGATGTGGTTGTAATTTCCGCATCGGTAGAAGCAGTTGTATCACTTGTCTCCTGTAGAACATAACCCTCGATTGGTGGTCTTGCAGTTGTGATACCAGCTGGAATTACATATCTAAACTTGTAAATTGAATCCTCAATACCTCTTGAGTTTTCTTTTCTGACAAAGAATGATTTTGGTGTATTTGCACCGAGAGCAGTTGTTCCAACTCCGACAAATGTAGGATAGATTTCATTGTCTGTTCCCTCAATTGAGACATTCACGAACCAATGTTTATTCAGATCATCAAACTGAATTGGATGTCCAATATCACCAGATTTCTTATCGGATACACGACTTACAACTACAAGTTCACCACCAGTGCTGTTGATTGTGAGTGCTGTTCCATCTAATGCATCGTTTAATGTTCTTGCAATTTGAAGATCATTTGCATTACTACCCTTAATCGTGAAGTAGACTTGATCCTCCTCCAATCCATCAGGTAGGAAACCATTGTTTGCAATCACACGAATTGATTCACCAGTAATTAGCTCATGATCTGTCTTTAATGATATAATATTTGAACTAATACTACTTACACCAACTGTATTATTGACAACATATCTTTTTTCACCAGTATTAGTAGTAATACCTGTTTCGGTTGGCATCACCACTTTAGAAATAAAGTCACCCTCATTTCCATTTACATTTAATTGTAATCTTATTTTATCATCTAATGCAGCACCAAATCTAAATCCATCGACAATATGTGGTGGTGGTGCATCTTGGTTTGTGAATCCTTCAAAGTATAATCTTGTTGATGCACCCACACCGATTGTCTTATCAACATCAAGTGATAGATAATCAACATTTGCATTTCCATCTGTAATTTCTTTTGGTGGAATCAGATGTGTGATATAAGCAGCACTGTCAGGTGTAAATGCAGTTTTCTTGAATCCCTCAGACATCAAGGCATTTTCACCAAAGTTTGCATTACAGTTTGCAAGTGATAATTCACCACCCGTATCTGCTACATATTGACTCTTATGTCCAATCGCAAAGACAGACACAGCTTGAACAATTGAATCATTTGATGCACGAACGTGAGTTGACTCATATTCTGGACGATAGACCGCAGATGGATCTAAGTGTAAATTATCAACACTTGTGTAATCTTCATACTGTCCAGATGTTGAGTTATAACGAACAAATGCCTTATCATCTTTCTGAAGTGCATTACCTGTAAACTGTGCAAGTAATCCACTCTTGAATCCTGTAACCTTTGATCCATCCAAGTGAATACCATTCATACCAAAGACGGATCTCTTTGATAGGTTGAATAGGTATGGTGAAGCAGAATTGATTGTATCAATTTCAATGTTCACATTTGCACTTGTCAACGTGGGTAATGGATTGTTTGGTGCAGCACCAACCACATACTTAAATTGTGTATTTGATACGACCTCGGATACAACAAAGATGCCATTATATCCTGATGTACTAATACCAGAAATACGAACTGGAGTATCAATTGAAAGATCTGTAAGAGATGCATCCAAATCAACAGTTACAGTTGTCGATGCTGTTGAACCATCACCAGCCTTGATGGATGAGATACCAACCTGTTGTCCCTTTGAACCTACAATACGATATTCTTCAACTCTTGTCTGAAAATCAAGACTACCTGATGGGAAGTCTGGTTCGATTGCTCTTCCTGTACCAGCATCATAAACATCACCAACCTTCTGATAATACATATCAAGATCAGTTGATGTTGAAGTTAGGTCAATAAAACTATCCTTAATACGAACTGGATTTGCACCATCAGCATACTCAAAACAGGTGAGTTTGTGATGAGAGAAACTTGGCGTGAATAAGTTTGCGGTGTAGTCTTTATATACGTTACCCGATGGATCACCATCAAAAATAGTGAACTGTGAAATATAACAAGCACCCGTTAATCTGAATATCGCAGATGGATCTATATTATTATTCTCTGGATCTGGAACATATTTTGGTCTTATCTTTGTCTTACGGAGATCTTTACCTACGATTGATGTGCCTCTTGGAATGATCACACCACCACGAACACTATTTAATTTGAATAGTTCATTATCAGGTGATGTTAGATCAAAATTACTACCAAGTCCAAATGGACTTAATATCTGGTTTGTTTGTCCAAATCTTGATGTGTATCTCGCTTCCGAAGCCACATCAACAGGTATAAATCCTGGCCTGTTATCAACGGTGTGAGTACCAGCAGCGAGGATAATGGTGGTTAAATCAAACTTATCATTTCTCTGTCCTACAACATACGAAAACCTAGCAGCTTCAATTAGAGCTCTTTGGATCGTTTTAAATGGGCGTGTTTGGGAGTTTCCTTGATTCTCAATACTATCAGTCGCATCCAATT